GTAAAAAGATCTATTCTAATGATGAAGCTAGGAAAATTGCCTTCTTGACTGATTCTAAGGATGACTTAACGCTATCTGCTCTATATACTGAGAAATCTGAACACTCTCACAAATTAGATCTTATCAGAATCTCAATTGAGCAGCACTCAAACGAACAGAGAAATATACGATCTATTTTATCAGTGATTAATTTATTGGAAGATTAGTCGTAGAACAGAGCAAAGGAGTTCTTTGTTTCAGGTATGTCTATAAGAAGTACGAAAATATCACGATTTGCCCTATCGTCTGGATATAGTGAAGGAGATACAGTAATTTGTCTTTTTCGTGCTTCAGTGACATATTTATTAATTTGACTAGTTGCCTCCTTTCCTAGTCTACTTGGATCAATTGAGTATTCAAATAGGTAACTGTCTAATTCTATTCCAAAGTCAGGTTCACCTAAGACTTCTCCCTTTCGGGTAAACAGGGTCATCTTAACCTGCTGAATAGCTGATTCTAATTCATCACTAATCTCTAATCGATCCCCTAAGTATTTTGGATCTTCAGTTGTACGGGTATAAAAATCTCTAAGTCCTGCCATGTTTAATAAATCTCTATTTTAAGATAGACCCTAATTATTGTCTAGTCAAATACATCCAATCTGGAGTATTTTCTCCCTTCATCATCGTCTTAACTTCTTCCATTTCTTTTTCAGCAACGGTGACGATATTCTGATAATTTACCTTAACTCCTCCAGGTAAAGTGTAGTCAAACGACTGGAGCATGTGAGAAAGTCGTACCTTTGCATGAGCACGGACATATCTTTGAAACATCTCGTCCTCAAACAGTTTATCATAATCTAATTTTTTAAATACTCGAACAACTGCAGCGGTTGCTGGCGTTCTTCCGAGTACTCCAAGTAATTTACTGTTTTTATTATAGTCATATGCGATAGTATCGAGCACCATTGCTTTAGTCAAGTCTAGAAATGAAAACATTACAGTTCGATACATAATACTCTCTCCAATAAACGGTGTTAAGAATATTTCAGATCCAATAAATTTCTGATCTGCAAAATCTCTATCAATTGTTCCAAAGATAGATCCTCCCTTAGCCTCTTTAAAGTCTACAACAAACTGTACACAGTCTGGTAATTGGATCTGTCTAAATTTTTTAAAGGTCGGGTTTTTAAATAATTCCATTGGCAAAAGTAGGTATCTACTCTCTACTGCGTGTCTCCAATTATCCCAAAAATATCGAGAATCGTTTTCAATAATACGTTTTATCTCCTTTTCAGGAAGACCGTATGGAAGAGCTCCTGAGAACGTAATCTCATCATTTATGTCGGTTATTAATTCTTGCTCAGTCATTGTTCTTTATTGATTTGATCCAGTCCCTCCGCCACGTTCATCACTAAATCGAACGCTTGATTTATTGACGTCTACGTTAAATTCTCTATCTCCCATTGATCTACCGATCGCTCGTTGATTCTTTTTAGAAATCACCGAGTCCTGCTTGCCTGCTCTTTCCATTGAAGGTTTCATCACTTGGTCTAGAGATTGAGCCTTCATCTTCTTTTTCCAATCGCTATGGAAGATCATGTTCATTGCTCTAGTAATATCTACCTCTTGAACATTCCCATCATATCTACTTGGATTTCGCGCAGCCTTCTCATTTGCTAATTCTCTGGCTATAGCCATAATCGAAGTATAAAGTCCACCCAGTGCGCTCTGTACCATGCCTTTAAAATTAGTTGGGTATACAACTTCTTTAGTCGATTCATTTATATATTGATGATATGTTTTTATCTTTCTTTCCATTATGTAGTTGGTGCAACTGGTGTAGCTGCCGGCTGTGTTTGATTTGCAGCTGCAGTTTGAGCAGCAGCCGCTTTCTTTGCAATGTCTGCTGATAATACTGTTTTACGAGTCTCCATCTCTTTTTCCCAAAGGTTTATCTGAGTCTTATACTGTAATATCTTTGCGCTTAGTTCCTTTAGCGTAGGATCAGTTAGTGTAACATCTTCCTCTTTAACCATCTGAGGATTAGCACCAGCCTCTACCTCCTTTGATGCTTTTTCTTCAGCCTTTTGAAAACCTTTAAAGTTTTTGATATAACTCATCCTACTCTATTTTTTATTATTTATTCGTGAACTTCTTATGAGCCTCTACAAATTCCTGATAAGACATGACAGCTGCTTTTTTCTTCGCCCTAGGATTAGCTCCGAATGAGCTGCTCCCACTTCTTCCCGCAAGGAACGGAGAATTATTCCAGTGAGTTGGAACGGTCCCAGATGATCCCGAATAGAACATCATAGCGCTGGCGCGTTTAGTATCCGGCTCCATGATTCTCTCAGCTGGATCTGGTTCCATCATGAGTGCACCATATCCTTCAACTAGTCTTTTTGTTCTCATCTTTTTTAATTTTGTGACTATTTCATCAATCTTAGGATCATTGTCATTAATTATGTCTTTAACTATTTTAATTGCCTCCCTTGCAGCTAATTTTCCGCATTCAGAATCAATATAATTAAAAACAATATCATATTTTCCTTTTTTTCCTTTTACTCCTCTAGTTCTTCCCCAGCCAGTCTTCATTCCAGCAAGAGTCTGTAATTCTAGGGCTACGTGTTCAATAATGTGACCCATCCAAGTACCTTCTTTAATTCTTTTAAGAAATCCTCCAGCCTTTCCTACTGAGCATCGATGGCTTTGTAAAGTTGGTATCTGTTTTTTGATTCTTTCATAAAATCCTGGTATATTATTTGAAGGAAGCTCTTCGTATTTTCCTAAGTCTAATAATATATGAATCAACTGATCTTTCGACTCACTCCATCTATTCTTTCCTTTTATTATGTCGATTGATTCAATCTTCATTAATTAATCTTGTGGAAAGTCCAATTCTTGTGCTGGTTGATCTAGTGAAAACTCAGGAGCTTGTGGTTCCATTTGTTTTGAGAAATTAACGTCAGTATCATCTGATGTAATGTCTTCAGTCTCTTCAGGAGCTTCACCAGTAGTCTGGTTAATGATCTCTTCTTGATTAGAATCAATAAATTGTCTTAATCCCATACAAACCAATGGATTAATTTTATCACAACGATCAAGTAATTCCTGTACAGTCAAGTTCATTACATCAGGTTGAGGTAATGCTTGTTGTTCTTGGTCCATTTGTTCAGGCTCTTCTTGAGCTGGAAAGTCAGGCATCATCTCATCTGGAGATTGAACTGGTGCAGGAGGAGCCATGTGTGGCATTTGATGTTGTTGAGGCATTCCACCATTCATAGGCAACTGTTGAATATCATCAGCCTCATAAAGTCTCTTAATACGCATAATTTAAAGTTTATTTTATACTGTTATTTATTTGGAAACCGAACCGTCGTTTTAAGATATAATAAACTATGAAGGAAAAAGATATATCTGCACGTCAGGCTGCTTTAAATACTGCTCTTCGTGATACTATACTTAAGAAAATAGATACGCTTAGAGAAAATATCGTCTTTGAAAAAGGTTCAGATAAGCAGTCGTATTTTCAAATGCTAATAATGATCGATGAAGACCTAGATGATGTCCTACTTAATTGGGAATATGATTCAATTAATCCTCGACTTTCTTTTCTTGAGTCAGACGACTTAGACGATGACGACGAGTAATCTTCTTTTTTGATTTTGGATTCGATCCATAGATTGACCATCCATTTGGACCCTGATTAATGCTTGCAAGGTCTAAAAATTCTTTAAAATTTTCTACTAATCTTATCATGTTAGTGACTCATTAGGGCTCCTCCTAGAGATGAAGCGTGTATTGCAAGGTGATTAATCGATTCAATATCGAGTCTAGTTTTTCTTTTAGTATAATCTATTCCAAGGACTCCGATAAACTTATCATCAATTGTTTTGATTGCAAAAAGATAACTAGATTTACAATTAGACTCTTCTGCAATATACTTAAGACCGTATGTAGGAATAGTCTCATCTTTATAGTCAGGTATCTCAATAGTATTTTCCTCTAATAATCTATTCATCGACTTAGTAAAGAGATTTACTGGAATGTTTTGAAAATTACTTTGAATCGATGCAGTATTTGCAGAAACCGTTTCATAAATCACGCTAAATTTAGCGATTGACTTGCCAGTTGGATAAAAGTGTCCTCCGTTATGAAACTGGGAGATCCATACCCGATCAGCTTTAAAATCTTCTCTAATGTGATCTATTCTTGATGAAACCAATTCACCGATTCTAAGAGCGTCAGCCACCATATCTGGTTTAACTTTCGCCCTATCTAACCTGTTTTTAATTATTATTATTAATATTGGTCCTATTACACCTGTGATGAATGCAATAGTGATTGCAGT